TTAGCATCTGTATAAAATGTAGGATCACCAAATGTATCTACTAGATCTCGCTGCGATGTTAGTAGGTATGGTTTACCTGCATTGGCTTTTTGCGTTCCTGGTGCAATACCAGTTCCTGCGCCGTTTGTTTTATTTTCGCTAGTTGCGACAAATATTATAGGTACTGTGCCTGGTTCTGCCGGAGTATAAAAACTCTCGTCAATAACGCTGACCTCTACACCTGGTGAAGTTAATGCCATTTTAATTTTCTCCTGTAAAGTGTTTCACTTACAACTATTTAGCAGATCAGTGGAGAAAAAGGCGGTTTTTAGGGGTTAAGTACGTATATAACTCATTAGCTGATCTACGTTAAACTTTAAATCTTCTAATGTACCATTATTATCAATAGTGAAATCTGCCATCCATTGTTCAAGACTCATACTGTTTTTTGATTCGGGCATTAGGTATTTGCTACGATCAACCCAGATACAATAATCAAATACACCAGTGTTTTGCATTGCAAAAAATTCACGCTTGTTTCGTAGCCCACAATAGATATCGTAAGCAGCAAACATTTCTCTACCTAGAGTCGCTGCATCAGGTACATTATAATCGCAGATAGCATCATACCATTCTGCTCTGTGATTATGCCTGTCAGCATAACACTCTTCTTCGCTAGAATATCCATACTTGTCCTTTAACTGATCATATATAAATAATTTAGAACAAAACTGGCTACTACTTTCAAAAGTATAACCGTAATGATCTCTTAATATTTCACACACAGTATCTTTGCCGTGTCTGCCATGACCTATAACTAATAACTTTTTATTCATACGTTTAATATAACATATTATTTAGACTTTGTCAATATCCATTTTGAAAAAAGATCTGCCCAATCGTTGTGTGCTTGTTCAAGAGGATGATCTGATTCTTTTCCTTTTTCATATTTAAACGCTGTTGCCCAATCCCAAAATCCAAGACCGTCTTTGGTGTGTATATTATTAGGACGATTTAATCTTGCAATCATGTCTTGTAAAAAAATATTATCTTGATTTAATAACTCAGGTTCTATATCGTTAAACGCAGATGTATAAAAATACTTAATATTATTATTTTCAAGCCAGCTTGTTAAATATTCTAGTTGCTGTAGTGGATAATATACATGATTATCGTGTGTGTCACGCCTAGCATAAAACTCTACATTTGTTCGTGTTAGATGTTCCAATGCCCACATTTGTCTTCTTCTGTATAACATCTCATTTGAATAACCTTTGGTCTTACCGTCTCCATCTGAAGGCAACGAAGTTAAAAATCTATCTTCGTGTGTTTTTATTTTTCTACCTGGAGGATATATACTAGGATATTCTCTACGCAAAATACTTGTCCACATTACAACTACAACAATGTCTTCTGGGTTGTGTATTCTTAACTGGTGGCGGGTTTGATATATTATACGCCTAACTATACTTCCATAATCGGCACCCGGTACAGCAGTATTATCAACAGTTGCATTAGTAAACATTTTTTCTTGGAGCAAGTTGGGCCAGGCTGTATGACTCAACTCCTGACATATACCTTTGTGAGCACGTTCCCAATCCTCATCGGCAAGTTCAGAGCCTGCTGTAAAACTACAACCGCCTGCTATTACTTTTTTGATATTATTAAATCTATTATCCAATTAAAAAACCGTAGCCAACACCACCTGCAACAGACATAGCTAAGTCGTTGTCAAGTTTTTCCATTTCCTGTTGAGCTTCGGCTTTGAGTGAATCACCATTGAGTGTTGTTCCACCACCCGGTCCGGCAATAGTAGCAAACTTACTACGTGCTTCACCTAGCATATATTTACAGTTAGCAAGAGTATATTCTTTAATCCACTGAAATGCTTTGTAGTCTTTGTACAACTCAAAGTCAGGTCTGTGATTATAACAATATAGCAATACTTCTTCCTCAGCTCTTGGTCTTGTTAATATAGTTAGTTTTTTTGTACTAGTGTTCCAAACAAATTCGATAAAACTACCAAACATTCTTCCTACTAGCTCTTGTTGTTGAGCAAAGAAATCGTATGTAGCAAGTCCGCCAATACCACTACCTGCTAACAAGTATGTGTTTGTATAAGCAAGGTTAAACGGTTCAAAGGTTGTTCCACCACTGTTGCCGCCCAATCTACTTCCTACACTGCGTCTATGCACTTTGCGTACTTCTATTATTTCATTAGGTAGTGTATATGCATTAACGTCTTCTGTTAGTGCAAGAGTAATATAACTTTCTTCAACACTGTTTTCACTGCGTTGTCTGTATCGTGCAGTTGCTTTTCCTAGTGCAGTTTCGTAGTGTATAGGATCTAATTCTACATCTACCATTCCGCCACCTAAGAAAGCGTTTACATAATCAAATACTTCTTGTTTTTGTGTTGTTAAGTCGGTCATTGTTTGTCTCCACTAGTATTTATGCTAAATATACATATGCCGAGACTTAGTTTATACAGACCCGAAAAAACAAAAGATTATTCCTTCTTAGATGGTGTTGTCTACGAACAGTTTACTGTTGGAGGAACTGATTTTAATATTCACAAGTACCTCGGACCAAAGACCACATTAGCAGAGGATGCAACAGCTGAGCAGCCCATTTACGATGTTGTTAAAGAAACTAATATACAAGACTTATTATTTTTAGAAAATAGAGATCGTAAATACGAACCTAACATATATAATATTCGAGGAATATACAATGTTCAAGACATTGACTTTGATTTAAGTCAGTTTGGATTATTTTTAAGTAATGACACATTGTTTATGACAATACATATTACAGATAGTGTGCGTATACTTGGTAGAAAAATTATGTCAGGTGATGTTTTAGAACTTCCGCACTTAAAAGACGAATATGCGTTAAATGATCATAGTGTAGCACTTAAAAGATTTTATGTAGTAGAAGATGTAAACAGAGCATCAGAAGGATTTTCTCCTACATGGTATCCGCATTTATACAGAATCAAATTAAAACAGATTATGGATAGTCAAGAATATAAAGAAATTTTAGATTTGCCGGCTAACGAAGACGAGCCAGGTGAAGGTAACTTAAGAGATCTTTTAAGTACATACGAAACTGAAATGCAAATTAATGATGCTGTTGTAGCACAAGCTGAAGCCGATGCAGGACTTAGCGGGTATGACACTTCTCATTATTATTCATTATCTACTAATTCAGATGGAAGTGTTGATTTAGAAACAGCTCAAACTGATTTAGACGGAAATACTGCTGCAAGGCCAGGTAGGTCTGGATATGACGGTTATTTGTTAGGTACAGCTGATGCACCTAACGGAGCAGACTTTGGAATGGGTATAAGTTTTCCGTTAAGTAGTGAAACTGGCGACTATTTCCTAAGAACAGATTTTATGCCAAAACGGTTGTTTAGATATAACGGAACAAGTTGGGTTAAGATGCAAGATGGTGTTAGAATGACTATGACACAAACAGATACCAGAAAAACACAAAAAACTTCGTTTGTTAATAATACAAATACCAATAACATAGGCGGCGAAACTGTTAATGAGAGACAGAGTTTAAGTAAAGCACTTAGACCTAAAGGTTTAGAAAACGATAATTAAGGTATTATATGCAACATTTTTATGACGGTCAGATTAGACGATACATTACTCAAATGATTAGAATGTTAAGCAATTTTGCTTATCAAGATACTGACGGTAATTTAATTCGTGTGCCTGTTACATATGGTGATTTAACAAGACAGGTTGGTAATATAATTAGAGACAACTCTGAAAACAAAATACCAAGTGCTCCAAGAGTCGCTTTATATATTACAGGATTAGAACCTGATCGAACACGAACAGCAGATCAAACATTTGTAAGTAAAATGAATATTCGAGAAAGACACTATGATTCAGACGGTAAAGAATATTTAGATAAACAAGGAAAAAACTATACTGTGGAACGCATTATGCCTACTCCGTATACATTAAGTGTTAATGCTGATATATGGTCAACAAACACAGACCAAAAATTACAAATTTTAGAACAATTACTTGTGTTGTTTAATCCAAGTTTAGAAATACAAACTACTGATAATTATATTGACTGGACGAGTTTAAGTGTAGTAAACTTAGAAGGAATGACATTTAGTAGTCGTAGTGTTCCTGTTGGTGTTGATAGCGATATAGACATTGCTACACTACAGTTTACTACACCAATTTATCTTAGTGCTCCAGTAAAAGTAAAACGTTTAGGTGTCATTACTGATATTATACAAAGTATATACGATACTACACAAGGATCTATAGACCTACAATTAACGCCATTACAAAATACTGATCTTGTGCCAGATAGCTATTATGAAAGTTTAGATCAGCCTTTAATTAAAACTAATTATCAAGAGTATGGCATGTACGTTAATGGAGACTCGATACAAATAATAGATAAAAATAAAGTAGGAAATGTAGATTGGGCTGATTTATTAGAAGCATATCCTGGTTTTTATCAAGCCGGAATAAGTAGAATATATCTTACAAACGAAGCATTAGATATTGAAATTACTGGTACGTTTGCAGTTAATGAATTAAATAGTAAAAATATTGTTATATCGTGGGACGTTGATAGTTTACCTACTAATAATGTGTTTACAAGTAGCTTTAGAGATGCGAATCAATTATCTACAATTGACTCAATTATTGATCCATTATCACTTGATCCTTCAGCATTTGAAATAGAAGGATATAGATTTTTAATAACAAGTTCTATTAATAAAAATGAAGCATGGGGTAATCTTGTAGCTGAAAATAACGATATTATAGAATATAATGGATCAAACTGGTATGTACTATTTAATAGTTCTGAAATTGAAAATACAACATATGTAACAAATATAACAACTGGTAAGCAATACTATTGGAACGGCGCTCAATGGTTATTAAGTATTGATGGCGAGTTTTCAAAAGGCAATTGGCGTCTTAGTCTCGAAGGCTAACTATTTTTATGAACGAAATATTATGCAGTGGCGCTATATTCTTTAGTAAATCTACAAAAAGAATGCTGTTATTACACCGACGAAATGGCAGTAAAAGTAATCAATGGGGAATAGTAGGCGGCAAGTCCGAGAACAACGAATCTCATTGGGAAGGTTTACAAAGAGAAATAGAGGAAGAAATTGGATTTCTTCCGTGTATACGAAAATCAATACCTTTAGAAAAGTTTATTAGTAAGGATGCACGGTTCCATTTCTTAACATACCTATGTATAGTCGATAATGAGTTTATTCCAACACTTAATATTGAACATGATAGTTATGCCTGGTGCTCGTATAAAAGCTGGCCAAAGCCGTTACATATAGGTTTAAAGAGTAGTCTATCAAACAATACTATTAAGAAAAAACTCGAAACTGTATTTGATATAATAGACTTTATTTAAAGGTCGGTTGTAAGTGTACTTGGCCAGGATCTGCCGCCTCCCCATATAATTCGTACTGCTCCTTGACCACCAGATCCGCCTGCACCAAATGTATCGTCTTCTCGACCTGAGCCACCGCCACCGTAAAGGCCACCATTGCCTGTTCCAGTTGTGCCGCCTGACCCGCCGTTGCCTGGGTTGTTGGTAGTGCCGCCACCGCCACTGCTGCCTTGTCCGAGAATACCAGTGCCGCCACCGCCTGATGAAGGTGCGCCGGCGCCAGATTTTCCGCCACCACCGCCACCACCGCCGGCATTGCCGCCACTGCCGACGCCGCTATTGCCTGTTCCAGCATTGCCGCCGTTGCCTTGGTATCCGGCTGCGCCGCCGCCACCACCGCCTCCGTTGTTATTCTGCGAAGTACCTCCACTACCGCCATTGCCGCCGCCGCCTGCTGTACGTCCGCCGCCACCGCCGCCTGTGCTTTCGTTTGCGCCGCCGGTGCCACCAAATGCTCGTACAAGTCGAGTACTGCCTCTTCTAACATATGATTCGCCGCCGCTGCCGCCTGACTGTGCGTCATTGCCTCCTGAGCCACCGACTCCGACACCTACAACTAAGGTTTCGCCACCAGTAACAGCAACGCTGTTTGACCAACCAAGGCCGCCTCCGCCGCCTCCCGAACCCGAACCGTTTGAGTTACCTTCACAACCAGCAGCTCCTCCGCCACCTCCGATGCATAAAATATGCAATTCACTAACACCGTTTGGAGACGTAAAGTTTGTTTCTCCTGTTGTTGTAAAATTCTGTTGACCTTCTAAAGATGCACCTTTAATTTCGCCCCAACCAATACCATTCCAAAATTCCATGTTGCCTGTTGAAGTGTTTAAACGTAGATATCCTAAACCTGTGCTTGAATTAACTGATGGACGCTGTGCTGTTGTACCTGCCATGATTTTAGCAGCGCCGGTAAACGAACCAGTCGTTCCGACATATTGACTATTTACTGCTGGTATTGTAGGTTTACCTGTTACGTTACCCCAAGCTACACTGCCTGCTGAATCAGCATATCCTGCATATACTTTGGTCCAACTTTGCCAGGCATTGTTTTCTCTTACTCGTCTGTATAAGTATGCTGCGCCGCTTTTTCTTGGAAATGCTACTTGTAGTCCATAAGAACCTGCGCCTTTATACGGATATTCATTACCTAATCCCATAGACCATGTGTAATGTTGTACCCCTTCAGGACTATCACTTGCACTGGAGTTCTGCATGAACCAAACACCAAAGTTTGGTATTGCATCAAACGATTGATATGTGTTATGATTATTTCCTTGGTTATTCCAAAGAGCAACTTTTTGTACACCGTCTATTGTATCTGCATCTAAGCCGTTGCCCGAACCTTCGTCAGCTACAGTAAGTACTCTGTTACCACCTGCATAATGTGCGCCTGTTGAAGATATTGTACCATTTGATCCGTTTAAAAATACTCGTGCATCGCCGTCAGCTGCAACATACATACCCCAACCATTGCCGCCGCTGTCTAAGTTACCGCTTATAAATGTTGCGTTCTGAGATGTAGTATACCCAATGCCGTACATATTATCTAATGTTGCGTCTTCTGGATTGTAGGAAGACCCAATACTATATATTGGATTAGATTTAGCACTGTTAGCAGCAACGTTATTGTAAGACCCTTCAAGGTGTCCTGAGTAATGGTTATCTCTTCTATAGTGTCTTTCGCCAGCAGTTCTAAATCCTGAACCATCTGCATAACCTACTACTGCATTATTAACACGAAATTCTGTTAAACTATCTCTTGCATGTCTAATAGCCCAGTTACCGTCTGAGTCAAGAAACCCAACTTCGTTTGATGTAGTTGAATACACATAACCTCTAATAGTGTCGTTATCTGATTTTAATCTAATTGACCCGCCGTCATTGGTTCTTACATCAACATATCTACTCTGTTGATTGCGAATCAAAAGAGCATCCTGGTCTGCTACCCATTGAATATACGCACGATCTGTTGTACCTTCTTCCCAACGAATATACGGATTGTCTGATCCACTTAGCTGTATTTTTTGGTTGTCTGTTGTACTTATTAATGTTGGTTGATATAAGACAACCTGGTTGTCTTCTGCACTTACAACAATAGCGTTGTTAACAAGAAGTCTAACATGATCGTCTTGATTAATCTGTACAGCCGGTTGATTGTCTGCATCACGTATAGTAATTTCTGTACCATCGTCGTCCCAATATAGATAGCCACATATTGTACCATTAGAATCTTCAAATCTCATATTTCCGTTGTCAGTGTTACCTGAACGAACTCTAAAATCGTTGTTGTCTAAACTTTGTAGAAACCAACCATCTGCAAACGTAACTTTCGGATCTACTTGTTGAGACATATTAAGATTGTTACCCTTAATATCACCATTAACGTGTAACAATGCTCCTGCTGGTGCAATACCAATACCAACATTACCAACAGTTTCTGCAAGTTTTATATCGCCAGTTGCAAGAACTTCAATATTTTTAGTTCCTGTACCTGTAAACGCTCCTACACCCGATCCTGTACTTGTAACAGTAAATGCTGTTGTCGACACGTCATTTGCTAACGAAAATAATTCTCCGTTACTTGCATTAAGTATAATTTTGCCGCCTGCTGTTGGTGTTACACTTAATGTAATATTTTGTGCAGCAGTGGTTCCGTCTGCTCCCGAAAAAACTATGTTAGGATCGTTTGCTGTACCCGTGTTTGGGGTAATTACAATATTCTTATCGGTATCTGCCATTTATACAATGCTCCATTTAGTTACTGTATTTATATTCATTATTCGTCCTTGTACTCAATGTCCATTCTATCAACATCTTTACGTTCTGCAAATATGTGATAAAAACAACTAATAGTATCGTAGGATGATGCAATGTAAATTTTATTATCTTCTATTTTTTCTACCCAGTATTCGTTAAATTTTCCAAATCCTGTAAGACTAACTGTTATTGAATCTTCATGTACAAGACCTGTCCAATAGTCAGGTAAGTCAATTACTTTAGAATTTGTAAGTTTGCCTCGAACGTATACTGAATGTTCTGGTCCCTCAAGTACGCCGTGTCTTAATTTATGACCTTCTTTAGTTGGATGATCAATTAAGAAACTTTTGTCAGTAGCAGTTAGTGTACCTGTAATAGTTAAGTCACCGTTATCTACATCAAATGTATAACGAGTTGCGTTTGAACTATTACCGTCTCTAATAAACCAATTACCACCACCGTTGATATCTGTATAGAAGTTTGATCCGTTCCAGAATTGCTCAACATCATTACCTGTACCAAATCTTAAAACTTTATTATCTTGGAAAGTAACGTTACCTGTAAATGTGCCACCTGCTGTAGGTATTTTTGTATCATCGGCTATTGTAATATCTGCTGTACCGTCAAAAGAAACACCATTGATGTTACGTGCGTTTTCAAGTGCAGTAGCAGTAGCAGCATTACCTGTAATATTTGAACTAATTGATCCTGGCAATCTTGCGTCATCTATTGTGCCGCTTAAAATATAATCTGCGTCAATTGCTGTAATAGGAATAGTAATGTCTTGGCTTCCGTCAAAACTTGTAGCAGTTGCAGTTACAGCAGTGCCAATATCAAGTGTTCGACCTGGATTTAATACAGATGCACTACTTGCATTACCAACAAGTGGTCCAACAAATCTATCTGCATACACATCTTCTGAAACACCTACGCCGCCGGTTACAACAAGTGTACCTGTTGTTTTTGAACTTGAAGCAGTATTTTGAGTAAATGTAGTAGCAGCATTAGATGTTAGTGTAGTAAATGCACCTGTGCTTCTGGTGGTGCCGCCGATTGGAGTTGCTTGTAAACTGCCTGCATATATTGCACCTGCTACACCAATTCCGCCACTTGCTACAAATGAGCCTGTTGATGTGGAAGCACTTGCTGTTGTGTTTGTAACTCTTGTTAATCCGTTTGCATTTAATGTAGTAAAATTGCCGCTTTTTCGAGTAGTTACACCAATATCCATATTATCGATGTCGCCAGTAGTACCCGGATTTATTGTAACTTCTCCGGTGCCTGTTGGAGAAATAGTTACATTTGCATTTGCAGGACTTAAATTAACTGCACCAGTTGATGTTATGCCGCCGGCAGTTATAGTACCTGTGGTAATTTTTCCACTAACACCAACACCGCCTGTTACAACAAGTGTACCTGTTGATGTGGAAGTACTTGCGGTGTTTGCAGTAAATGTAACACCGCTATTAGCTGCTAATGTAGTAAATTTACCAGATGATCTTGCAGATGTACCAATTGATGTTCCGTCAATTGAGCCACCATCAATATTTACAGTGTCTGCTGATAATGAATCAATGCTTGCAGTGCCGTCAATGTAAAGATTACGCCATTGGACTGATGATGTTCCTAAATCGTATGTATCATCTGCGCTGGGCACTAATGCACTTGCAATTCTTGCATTAAATGTTACTGTATCTGTATTAGCATCACCGAGTGTTGTATTTCCGTTTGCATTTAATGTAGTAAATTTACCAGTTGATCTGGCAATATCGCCAATCGGTGTTCCGTTAATTGAGCCACCATTGATATCAACATTAGATGATGTTATATTACCTTCTACATTAATATTAGCTGTACCAATTGTTCCTGAATATACATCACTTACAACAGTTGCTTCTGGTATAAATATAAATCTACCTGTAGAGTCATCAAATCCAAAAAATCCTGTTCTTGACGCTGTACCTGTATGCCATCCAAATTCTATACCTCTATCTTTACTATCATCAGACTGAGGATTACCACCAATTTGAATTGTAGGATCTTCAACTTGCAATGTAGTTGATTCAATAACTGTACTACCGCCACCAAGTGTTAAACTTCCGACAACATCTAAATTTCCGCCAACGTTTAAGTTTTTAGCAATACCAACACCACCTGAAATTACAACAGCACCATTAGCACTTGTACTACTTTGAGTTGTTGCTGTCATTGTAGTAGTTGAGTTTGATGTTAGTGTAGTAAATGCACCACTTGCTCTTGTAACTGAACCAATATTCATGTTATTCATATTACCAGCTGTTGCAGGAGCAATAGTCACTGTACCTGAACCTGTAGGCTGGATGCTTACATTATTATTTGGCGGATTAATTGACGTTGTACCTGTAGCAGTTAATCCTACCATTGTGCCACTGCCGCCAATAAACAAGTCGTCAGCGATACCAACGCCGCCGCTTACTACAAGAGCACCACTTGAAGTAGATGTACTTGCTGTTGTATTTGTAACTCTTGTTAATCCACTTGCATTTAATGTAGTAAAAGATCCTGGTAATTGATTAACATTACCAATTGTCATATTATTAATTGTGCCACCAGTAGCTGGACTTATAGCAACTGAGCCTGTGCCGGTTGGACTAATTGTAACGTTTTGATTGTTTGGACTTAAATTAACTGCTCCAGTACTAACAATACCAGCGGTTGTTGTAGTAGCGCCAACATATAATTTTTTACCAATTCCTACGCCGCCTGACATAACAACGCCGCCACTTGTAGTATTACTACTCTGTGTAGCATCTGTAAAGCGTGTAAGCGCATTTGAATTAAGTGTAGTAAAGTTACCTGCGCCTCTTGTTACAGTACCTATTGCTACATTGTTTATTGTTCCTGCTGCTGTTGGAGCAATTGTTAGACCGCCGACTGGTTCAATTTCTACAGCACCAGTACCCGTTGGCGAAATAGTAACATTTGCATTTGATCCATTTACTGTCACTGTTCCGTTAGCTGCAAGACTTGTAAATGCGCCCGAATTACGTGTTAAATTTCCGATAGGTGCTTGTACACTACCTGCATATACATCAAGAGCAAACCCTGCGCCACCGCCTACTATAAGTGCGCCAGTTGTTACACTTGTACTATTAGTATTATTTGTAATATTTGTAATACCACTTGCTTCAAGTGTTGTAAATCTTGCACTATTAGGAGTTGTAGTACCGATTTCTGTATCATCAATTGTACCGCCTGTAATTGTAATGTTGTCTGATGAGAAGTCACCAACAATGTTTGCAATTAGTGTACCTCTGTCGCCGCCAACTACTTCGTTATTAATAGTTGCATCGGTTAACATTCTAAATACTTTATCAGACTCGTCAAAACCAAAGAACCCAAGTCTATTTTGTTGATCGTAATAATTGAATAATACACCTACATCTTTTGAGTTGTTCTGTGTAAGTGCATTTTTACCATTAAGTTTTACAATAGGATCTTCAACAGTTAGTGCAGTTGCACCGATATCTGCATTAACACCATTAACTGTAAGATCTCCAGTAACTTCAAAATTGCCGCCAACATATAAGTTTTGACTAATTCCGACGCCACCTGTAACTACAAGTGTACCTGATGTAGTATTAGTAGCAAAAACATTACCATTTAGTGCCATTGTTCCTGAATTTATTTTTCCGCCGACACCTAATCCGCCATCGATGACAACAGCCCCGGTAGTGCTACTTGTACTTGCGGTTGTATTATCAAAGTTAGCTATTCCACTTGCTGTTAATGATGTAACACTTGCTCCGGCTGGTGTAACCGAACCAATAGTAACGTTATCCATTGTTCCCGACGCTGCTGGAGCAATATTTAACGTTCCTGTGCCTGTAGGAGTAATGCTTACATTAGCATTAGGAGGATTTAAGTTAACTGTACTATTTGCTTGTAAGGATGTAAATGCTCCACTACCTCTTGATATATTACCAATTGGTGTTTCTTGAATGCCGCCGGCGTATATATTTTTCGTTACGCCTATGCCGCCATCGACTATAAGAGCTCCACTTGCTACACTTACAGCATCGATTGCACTGTTAATATTTAACGAGCCACTTGCTGCAAGCATGTTTACTGTTGTTGCTGCACCAAACGCATTTACAGTAGTAGCAGTATTATTAATTACATCAAATGTCGCTGTAGAAGTTTCAATTCTATTTCCGCCTATGTTAAGGTCGTCAGCAAAAACACCTTCACCGATACTACTTACACGAAATACTTCCGCAGCAGGATCACCATTTTTTTGTAGTAATAATCTAAATTCGAAATCTTCTGATAGCGCAGTAGCGTCTTCGCTTCTTACTTGTAAAATGCCGCCTTTTTCAATATTATTTTCAGAAGTTTCTGCTTCGAACACTAATGCAGTACCAATTCCAGTACCAGGTGTACCTGACGTACTGTGCCTAATAGTAAGGACTTCAGTTACTCCGGTAGCATTATTGTCGTTTGTATTGAGTATTAGTTTGTTAGGTGCTTGTGCTAATTGAGCATTAAACGTAACAATATCGTTAATATTATCGCCCATAGTAACATCGCCGTCAACACTAAAGTCTGTTGTTACATTAACACCTACACCCAATGCTCCGCCACCGACGCTAAGATTACCTGTAATTTCTAAATCTGTATCTATTTTGACGCCGCCGCTATTTACATACAACGCATATGAATTTGTAATACTTGCATTACTGCCGGCACCGACTGCACCGTCGATATATACGTTAGCAACATCAGTATAATTTACATTATTTAATGATTGTAATGTTTGATCTTGAAAACTATGTATTGCCGTAAATGCTTGTGTACTGCCATTACTACTATTATTGTCAGTAAATATCGAGGACTGACTATCAAACCCTGGGCCTGCTGATGCCCAAAATGTTGAATTAACATTGCCATCTCGTGTAAAGCCTGTATTAGCACTAATTACACCCCCTGCTGTAATATTTCTCTCAACGCCAACGCCGCCCTCGACTACTAATGCCCCAGTGTCTTTACTTGTACTATCTGTAGAGCCTAAAAATACACCATCTTGTTGTACAATTAAGCCATTTTTGACTCGAAAATCTTGATCTGCCATCTTTTGGTTTCCCTATCCACCTTATTATGGAGGACAATATTAATGTCCTCCTTATTATATTTATACAGTTGTTAGTGTTCGAGTTACCTTAACATTACATGTTCCTGAAGCAGATTGTACTAATAGTCGTACGTTTCCGGCATTTATATCTGCTGTCACATCTGCTAAATTAGCTGATCCAGTTCTAACTATACCATACTGCGTCATCGAAGCTGTTGCACCGTTGTGAATAACTAATATTTCACTTGTACTAAAATCACCTGTTGTGCTTTCTATTTGTAAAATATATTTTGCACTTCTGTATACTGCTAAATCCCAACTATCTACTGCAATTGGTGCAGCAGTTCCGATATTTGTAACATTAGCAACACCAGTAATACTAATTTGATTAGTACCGTCATAGAAACTATGTGATGCACTTGCTATTGTACCTTTGTTTCCAGATATAACATCGCCATTACTTGCTCCGTCTGGAACAACAGTAAATGCTCCGATGCTATCATCCCAACCAAAGAATCCTTGCTTTGGTGTTCCGTCTACATATTGGAATGTAACACCTCGGTCTTTATTATCGTCAGTTGTTTGTGTATAAATTACAATAGTACCGGTTGATGCCTGTGTATTTGCACTACTTATTGTAAACACATTTTCGTTAGTAACATTCACAACAGTGTATGTACCGTCTGCTCGTAGACTTCCTGTTACAGTTGTAAAGTCTACGTAAATGTTTGCGCCAGCTTCTAAACCGTGATTGTCAATAGTAATAGTTACAAGACTACTACCTGCACCTTGTGTATACGATCCTGGTAGTACCTGACCACCAATGTTAAATAGTGGTTCATCAACAGTAATTTGTGTTGAGTTAATAGTAATTGCTGTACCGTTAACTTGTAAATCACCATTAATAATTAAGTCATTGCGTACAGTTGTAGTACCTAAACTATCAGCACCAATTGTTATTGCACTACCCGCTCCTGCAAAGTTTACAGTGTTTGCATTTTCATTTATTAGATTGAATGTAGTGGCAGTAGTTGTTATGTCGCCGCCATTAACAGCAACATCACCATCTAAAGATATACTATCACTCCATTGCGGTGCAGCACCTGATGTAGTAAGAACTTGATTTGCTGCACCAATAGTAAGTGCTGTTAAATCATTGCCGCCACCTGATCCGTATAGTAACGCACCTTGTAACACCGCCGTTAATCCTGTTCCACCTTTACTAACAGCAACTTCTTGTAGCAAGTTAGCTGGATCTAAATAGTAGCTCGGTAACTGGCCGCCAAGCTGCCCAGCATCAACTACGCCGTCTTTAATACTTACTTCGCCTGAATCGGTTACATCAAATTGTTGTTTGAATAAACTTACAACACCTGTATTAGTAAAGTTTGGATTACCTTCATCTGGGTCAACTGTATCAATACTTAATTTTACAGCACCAAAGTAGAATGTTCCTGTACTATCACTATCAAAACTACCAACAACATTCAAAGGAGTTCCAGTTTCAAGTTCTAAGCTACTTACAGCAGTTGCCCATGTACTATCACCTCTTAAATATGTGTCAGTGTTAGCTATACCTGCACTTGCAAGTCTTCCTGGATTGATTGTACCTGAAATAATATTAGCAGCATCAATGTTTGATGTAGTTAGTGTACTATATGCTTCAGGTTTTGAACTACTTGAGTTAAATGCGTCAATAACTTTAACATTATTCTTAATTAGATTTAGTGTAGAAGACCCTACATTACTAATGTTAACTGGAGTTTGTGTTAAACCGTTAACACTATTAAGTGCATCAGCTCTTACTGAGTGTAATGTAAATGTGTTTACGCCTACACTACCAACAAATAGTCTTTGACCATTTACTAAACCTTCTGGAATAACTCCACTTGCTAATTCAACTTCTAAACTGTCACCAGTATCAAAACCGTGATTTCGAATATTAAATCCGTCAGTTCCGATTGTAATCGGACGATATGTTATAGAATGTGAGCCTGTACTTGAACTTGAAACAGTGATTACTGTTGTCAATGTGTAATCGTCATATAATCTTATATTATTAGAATCAATTCGTTCAACAAAATATTCATTATTGTTTATAAGAGGAGATACTGGAATATTTGGACTACTTGAATAAACAATAGTATCACCAGTTTGTAGACCGTGATTTGTAATAACAATACTATTATTTACAAAGTTTACATTACCGCCTGATGCTGTATCTCTTGCATCAAAGTTTATTAAAGTAACTGCTGAAGTGTCGGCAACACCTAATAATTCCGCAGTATTATCTTGTATAAAATCATTGTTAGTTGCACTACCAATAAACTTAGTTGTAGTATCAAGATCAAGATATAGTCTCTTATGAATATCTAATACTGTAGTTTCAAACCCAGATCCTAATCCTCCAACATCAACATTTGATACTGAAACTCTATCGCCAACATTATATCCTAATCCGCCGCGAGTAACATCAATATTATCAATCGAACCATTAGTAACAGTAACGTCTGCACGAGCGCCTTCGCCAACGCCTGTAACAGTTATTAGTGGTATATTAGTATACGTTTGAGTACTTGCTCCTGGCACATACCCGCTACCCGGAGTAAATGCAACAACGTCGACACTCATCATAACACCGTTACGATAATCAGTAATAGTACCTACTGCGCTGTTTAGACTACTTACAATTTGATTACCAACTGTAAAGTCATAGTTTGCAGAATCGTTACCATCAAATAATACAAGAACTTGAGCAATAGTATCGTCAACAATAACAAGGTTTGTAGCGCCTGTTGTTTCAACACCGTTACCAGTTACATAAATTGCACTACTATCGCTACTATATAAATCGCCGCCTTGTGACGGTTTTCTAAATAACACATCAGCAGCTAATGTACTAAATGCTTCAGATAAATTTGCAACTTCAATTACACTTGCATTTGTATATGTTTGTGTGACAATACCTGTAGTTCCTGTATTTGCTTGAGTAATTATAGTTCCTGCATCAATAGTTCCGTCGATTGCTGCACTTAATGTAATATCTCTTACAAAAAAGTTCTCAGTAACAATATCACCAACAACAAGACTTGTTGGAGGAATGTTCTCAATTACTTCAAATCTTGCGTTAAACTCATCAAGAATTATACTGTTAAAGTTACGTGTTGCAGGAATAAGTTCTTGGTTAATAGTACCGTTGGCATTTAATTGTACAACACCTCCTGGTACTTGGTTTGTTGATACGTTTTTGTCAATAAAGTCACCAAGTCTATTTTCAAGGAAGCTTCTAACTGCTAACTGAGTCGAAAGTGTACTATTACTTGCTCCGCCTGGATCATCGTCACCTAAGTTAACGTCTGTTGAAATATTTGTAATCTCAACATCTGACAAACTTAGTTTCAATGCATTCAATTCACCAACTGTAACTGTGTTTCTAAATGTAATGTTACCAGTTTTGTTTTCAGCTGTAATAAAGTCACCAACCTTAAAGTTACCAAGTTCGTCAGTACCTGATGAATAAACACGTCCTGGTAAATCACTAACTTGTTCGTATTCAGATATTGTTTCGCCGCCGTTTTGTGGTAACGCATTATAGTCTGTTCCTGACCCTGCATATTCCCATGTGTGTGCAGATGAGTTACAGATACTCGGTCTGTGGAACCAAACAACTCTACCTGGTAATCCGTTAACATTTTGTATTTGATTACCGTCTGTTGTTGATCTTAATGTAACTGTTGCTTTATATAGGTCATTTCTTGATGATACGCTTGTAACAAGTATACTTGTATTTCCATCGGCATCTTCTAAAATTGTAGATCCTACATCAAATAAGATCCTAATTTCAGAACCATCAAAGATAACCTTTTCTACACTTACAACTAATTGATTTGTTGTTGAATTATATGTATACACATATGCAGCATTTGATGTAGCACCCGTAGCACCCTGGATTGCTTGTCCTTGTGTAAAGTTATATGTTCCTGCTGCCAATGACAATACTTGGAAACTATTATGTGATTCTACTACTTCGTTAACAAAAAATTCTTCTGGATCAACTACTAATCTGTGTGTACCTGTACCCAATGATGTTAAGTCAACATTCTTTGTTAAACTATCGTCAAAATATAATCCAAATGCATTATCATTAATTAAGTTTACATAATAAGTTTGTTCGTTATCTAATCCGCCAATTGCCTGGCTGCCGTCAGTAAAGTAAACAATAGCTTGACCATTTAATAAGCCGTGGGCAGTTATATCAAATTGATTGCCAGTTAAATCTACAATAACATTACTTGTTGAATCTACTGCAACAACTGATGATGTATTTTTAAAGCTGCTTGTTTGATCAGCAGCGCCGTCAACTGTTCTAAATCTTGAAACAAACTGTTCAACCGGTGAACGTCTTGTACCTAATGTTATAATTGTTTGTAACCCTTCAAAAACACCAGTACCAGCAATAATACCTCTATCAAATGTAAACGCATTTCTACTAAATCCTGAACTACGTAGGGCAAATAGTCCAAAGTTTGTAGCAGAGTTAGTAATAGACAAGTAACCGCCGGACTGTGTAAATGATCCGTTTAGTAGGAAAATTTGGAAACACGAAACGATCTGTGCATAAGAGTCATTAATTAATCGCCAACCAGTACCACCAAATCCTAAGTGCGTAAATGCGTTTGCAACCATTGACTTACCTTGTTGTGGTAATCCGTCTGCTGCGTTAGCCGGATTTTCAACTTCAGCTGCAACATTCGGAATGTTTGGATCAACTACAAGATCTCCGTCAATTGTAACTCCGTCGCCGCCTAAGAAACTAATAATTGAACAGTTTTGTATATACGGTGATTGTGATATAATAGGCTTACTTGCAGGTAATCCTACATATGCACCACGTGTACTTACAACTTCTTCGTCAACGTTATCAAATGCAACACAAGACCCAAAAGTAAAACTTGGTATTTTATTACTATCGATCTGATCTCTAAAAGTAAATCCGTTAACATAACATCCATTTCGAATACGGAACATATCAGCTCCAGCAACTGATGGTCTAATAATAACACCACGCAAGTTATCGCCAATTATACTAACTCCGTCTGGGACAATAATTGGATTAACTTCAGTATAATCGCCAGTAGCCATTAAAATTGTCGTTGGATTATTTACATATTGTGGGAACACCACCGAAGGAGCAACTACATTGCCATTATCTAAAATATCAACTACAACATCAAATCCATTTTTAATGTTGTCTGTACTTGCTGCATCTGGCGTAAGTGAGTTATCAATAGTTTGTGTAAATGTTGTTTGATATGTTTCAACAGGTTCGCCGACAAGTGCTGCCGCCGCTGCTGCAATTGCATTGTCAACATACGTTGTTGATCCTGCTGATATTGCTTGCTGTTGTGCAGTTCCGAGTAATGCATAATCGCTTTGGAACCCTGCACTTGTCCATGTAATATCAGGAGTGTTACGTGTTGGTAACGATACTCCGTTACCGTCTAAGTATGAAATAATTTCTTGGACTCTATTTTCTGCAAAGGTTTTTGCATTATTCGAACCAGCCGGCTGTGAAAAGTCTTGTGATAACGAATTACTTGGTGATTTAACTACAGTAGTTTCGATAATAATTTTACCAACTACTTCCTTTAATCTTTCGTATGCTGCAACAGTTGCATCTTTTTCACCGTTGCCGTATTGCGCTAATGCTCCTATATAATAAGATGCTGCTGCATCGTATGTTTGTAAATTGCCGCCGTATGTAATATCATAAATAAGAGCATCTACAATTAATCCTACGTCTCTTTCACACTTTGCTACGTTGTATGTAAAGTCAAAAGTAAACGGTGTTATACCAAGTGATACTTGTCCTGCTATCCAAGCAACAATTTCATCTTTAATAAATTCTTTGTTATTAATAAGTTGATTACGTGCATTTAAATATCCGCTATCACTTGCATTATCAGTTCCGCCTGTAGGTGTTGGGTAAGTATAAGGATCTGCATTTAGTTCACCATTTGAAACAATGTCAATTGCTTCGTTCCAAAGTGCAATTGCTCTACTTTCAAGTGTTGGATCAGTAAACACTCCTGTTGTTGCAGTTTTTGTGTTATTTGTATAAGCATCAACAAATTGATCTACTTCGCCCGGAAGTATTAAATTATTACTTAATTCTTTTGCAGTTGCAATTGTTCTATAGTTTGAATTGAATATTGCATCTAATCTAATAGCGTCTACAAGTCTTTCAATAGTTACTTCAAATGCATTACTGTCGTATGTGAAGTTAGTATATATGTTTCCACTATCGTACTCGTTATCAACTGGTTGTGTATTAGATAATACTTTTGTAGCTAAGAATTTAGCAAACAAAATTCCGTCAAGTGTCTCGACCTTCTGGTTATTAATAACTTCGGCACTTACTGCAAAGTTATAAGATTTGCCTGCGTATACTGCTTTTGAGTTACCACCGTATTCTAAGTCAAATACAACACTATCAATAATATATCCAACATCTCTACGACATTTAGCACGATTATAACTAAAGCCACCGTACTTAGCAATTAAGTAGTCAAGTGTTGATTGTTGTATAGTAAATGTTGCATCTACGAGATCTGAGCTGGCATCTTGCAAGCCCTGTGAATACGCACTCAAATCTGGATAGATAATAGTAGGTGCAGCAGTTGGGCCATTTTCAATAATATTTACTACAACATCATATAAAAGTCCTATTTGAGTAGAAGCTGCTGTTGACCCCGGAGCACCTAAGTCAATAGTTTGTGTAACACCGCTTTGTCTAACTGTTGCGGGTACTTGGTTTTGTACAACATTTTGCGATATAGTTTTTGCATACACAACTGCATCTGCTGTTGCAACTTCTTGCCCTGCAATTTGTAATTGTACTAAACTTCCTACACCGTCATAATATTTTAAACCGCTGTCTGTTGATTCAGCATTTGATCCATATATCAAGTCATATGCAATACTTTCAATAATAAACTTTGTATCTCTACGACATTTATTTTGATCATATGTTAAGTTGTATACACTATTCACATAAGACACTGTACTATTAATAATATTTGTATTTTCAGTGTCAAGGTCAGTTGATGCTTGTTGTAATGTTGACGATGCCCAAGATAAGTTCGGTAATGTTAATGAAGGAATACTACCAATACCACCTTTAATAACATCTTTTACAATTTCTACAAGGGCAACTGCATCTGCTGCTTTTGTTGTACTACCTGCAGCATTAATTGTATTTTGCACAAGAACTGTTTCGTACGGATTAACTAAACTTGTTGCAGTAATAATATCGTCAACAATTTCAGCAAAATATCTAAATGCATCTTCAGTTTCGTCTAACTGTCCTGTAACTTGGCTTACTGCACCTACAAAATACGAATCGGCTACACGTCTTGTTGCAAAGTTACCGCCATACATTAAGTCATAGCTTAGTCCGTCAACTATGTATCTAACATCTCTTGCACACTTAGTTGCATTGTATGTAAAGCTCTGATACTTAGTATTAATAAATGTTAATGCATCAGCTCTTAGAGTTACTAATCCAGATGTAATTGCTGACGAAGCGTCTTGGTATTCTGATGTGGCCCAAGTAATAACTGGATATGTTACTGCTCCTGGGAATGTATTTGTGTTACCATTAGCAACAGTATCTTCGATGTATTGTAAAAGATTATCAATATCTGTTGCTTCGGTTGCAGTTGCATTACCACTTGAAGTGTCTTGATTTTCTACGTTACCTGTAGTTTTTGTTATTGCTACACCTTGTACAATGTCTGCTAAAATAGTTGCTAAGTGTGCAAATGCTGCTGCTGTTTGTGTTTGTTGTCCAGAAACTTGACTGTTTATTCCTTCTAAGTAGGCTTCTGCTGCACGTAATGTAGCACTATCGCCGCCGTATAAAACGTCATAGCTTAATGCATCGATGATATAACCAGTGTCTCTTTCACACTTTACAGCATTAAATACAAATCCTGGATATGTTTGTTGAATGTATGCTGTAAGTTCTTTTTGACAGAATGTTCTGTTTGCCTGTAGTTGATCTTTTGCATCAACTTTGTCTTGACTGCCTCCTGTAGGTGCAGGGAATGTAAGTGCATTTGCATTAGTTGCAGTACTAACGACACCATTTTCAATAATATCTTTTATTTCGGTTATTGTAGCGTTAACTCTGTTTTCAGCATTAACACTTGAATCAACATCAGTAAGTGCTAATACGTCAGTACTAATTTTGTCAACATAGCCAAGTGTTTGCAATTCTCTTGTTGTGTTTTGATAATCGCCACCAGCTCTCATATAGCGAAGACCTGTTGTAACAGCATTATAATTTGTACCTAATGCAGTGTCAAATGCAGCAGCATTAATTACTTCAGTAATTTCTGCACTTACTTCTGCATTGTCAAACGTAAAGTTTTGATAGTTTGCAGCAATATATGCATTAACTTCTGCTGCTATAAAATCTCTATTATCTTGTAACTGTGCAACAGTGTCTTCAGTTCCTGCGGCTGCGTTTGTAGGTACTGGGTATACTACTGGATCAGCTGACTGATCTGTACTTGTAGAACCGTTTTCAATAATATCAAGAACTTCAACAAACCCGGCTCTTACTCTTGCTTCTGCTGTTTGATCAATATCAGCAGCTGATTCTGCAAGAGCTTGTCCGTATTTAAGAGCAGCAACAGTTTGAATTAATTGATTCTGTTGTAAGTAATTACTATTTGCTCTTTGATATGCAAGTCCGGCTGTTATACTATTATAGTTAGAACCTGTTTGAATGTCTAACTCTAAGCCATCTAAAATTAAACCTAAGTCTCTTTCGCATTTTGCTTGATCGTATGTAAATCCAGTATATACGTCATTAATATAAGATATAACTTCCTCTTGTATAAAACTTAAATTAGAAAGTAATAGAACTTTTGCATTTTCAACACCTGTATTTGCTCCAGCAGGTGCTGGTAAAGAAATAGCAGGTTCACTTGATACACCGTTAGTAACAATGTCAATAATAGTTGATTTATTAGTAGTAAGACGACTTGCGGCTGTAGCACTTACATCGTCAACAACGTCAATCATTTCGTCAAGTGCATAACCTAAACCGTCAATTGTTTCAGTTAACTGACTGCTAATAACTTGTGATGCTGTTGCATTATAATATGTAGTTCCTGCTTTTCTTGCGTTGTAGTTAGTTCCTAAAACTATATCATAACTTTGCCCTGCAACAATCAATCCAACATCTCTTGAACAAATTTCAGGATCAAAGTTTAATGTACTATAAGTAGAGTCAAGATAAGCAATTGTTTCATTTTGAATAAACGTTTTGTTTAAATTTAATAATTCGATGCTTTCTGTTGCTGCCGCAGTAGGTGTTACTAACGGAGCATATGCACGAGATGCAGCAAGTTCGCTTGCACGTTTTAAACTTGCAACAGGAGCATTAATACCGTCATTTCTATCATCGCCAAATGCCTTAGATACATAAATTCTATTACCAGCTAAACTATCTGGAGCAATAAAATCTAAATTGCCGTTTCCGTCAGTAGTTAAAACCTGACCACCAATTCCTGCATTATTAGGCAATGTAAGTGTAAAGTCTTCTGGAATACTGCCTGGCGTTCTAATAGTTGTACTATTTGTTCCACTAAACTGACTTTCTTTTAATACAAGATTTTTATTATTTTCGAGAGTTAAATTTGTAGTAATAGTTGTATCACTTGTTCCGATATTAACTTTATTAATACCGTCAATTACATTTTCAATAAATGCGCCTGCTTGCCCGTCATTAACTTCAACTTTTGAATCACCTTGGAATACACTTTTTGTTAAGTCTCTTACTGTATTATCATCTTGTAAAGTAAACACTTTACCGTCTGCTGTATTAAGTGCTAACTCACCTGTTTGTAACTGGCTATTAGTAGGGGATTTTCCCGGTATATTGCTTCGTTTATGCCTAATATTAGTAGCCATTAAAATGTTCCTCCATCAATCTCAGTAACTGCTATATCTATAGCTCCATTAGCACTGACAGTTGTATCTACACCATCTGTACCATTTATGGTTAAACTTGTTCCAAGAGTGATTTCGGTATTAGCACCTGACTCATCAACAATTGTAAAGGTTGGATTTGCGAGTTTAGCATTTGTAATCCCCGCATCTTTTACTCTTAA